GATCAATGTTGCGGAAATCTTATACCCCGCATCGAGCATTGACTTTCGGAAATTAATTGCTTCGGAATCAGAATAAAACACATAAACGGGAGCTCCTGCCTTAGAAAAAACATAGGTATTAACAAAGAAATCATAAAGGAAACGATGAAAACTATCATTACTCATCTTATCATTTTTGATTTTCATTTTATCTTTTGTTCCTCCTTGATAATCAACATTATACGGAGGGTCTGTGAGGAGTAAATCCAACTTATCTCCGTTCATTACCTTATCCCAATTCTCGGAGTCTGTGGAACTTCCACACATAAATCTATGAGTAATTCCTTTATCAATGGATTTTAATTCAAACAAATCACCTTCTGCGGTCTCATATTTTTCGTATATCGTAGCGTCAAAATCTCCCTCTTCCTCAGGTGGTTGCGATGCATTCTGACTCAAAAAATCATCAAAGGCGTCCGTATCCATTCCTATTAAATCAAGGTCGATATCTTGGAAAAACTCTTCTATCTTTTCCCAATCAAACTCCCCATTATTGATATTAGAGCGGAGCATATACTCCTTAAATTCCTCCTCTGTGAGTTTCCTATTTGGTATCCTCACATCTATTTCATCCTCGCCTCTCTCCAACATAAAGAGTACAGCCACTCTTTGGTGTCCTGCAATGAGTGTATTATCTATATCAATAACAGGTATCTCTACCAAATTGAATTTTTCCAAACTCTCTTTCAGGCGTTTAAGCTCCGTATCTGTGATGCTTCTTGGGTTGAAATCACACGGAACCAATTCTCTCACTTTTCGTTGTGTTGTATGCCATTCTAATGGCGATAAAATATTATTCATTTTTTAAAAATTTCTCACACTCAAACAATTCATTTATTTTCTCTTGGAGCCTTTCCTTTTTCAGATTAATAGAGTTCAGCTCCTTATGTGTTGGGTTGTCTCCCAATGCTTTTTCTTTGCGGTCTATCGTCTGTTGCCTTCTTGTTATACTTGCACGAAGATTATTCTGCATCTTCAATAATTGTAGATTGGATAAATTGCTGAATTTTTTTTCCGTCTCAGGAATCATTATCCGCTTGGTATCCTTATAGTGTGATAGCATCCGCTGATAATGGTCTAATTCTTTAAATTTCCCATATATATCCAATTGTATATCAAAGGCTTTACTCTCATTACTTTCTTCATTAAGTTGGAGTTTCAGAGAACAAATAGAGAGCCACAATTCTAATCTTTTAGAATACACTGGGTGCAACTCGGGTGGATATTCAGAAATTAAATCATTAAATCCCTTCCTTATATGTTTTTTCTTTTCTACAACTTTCACCGATACTATTGGCTCGGCGGTAGGCTCTGGACTTCCTAACTTGCTCAGTTCATATTTTAATCTCGCATAATTTTGCAATGAAAATGCACGAAGTCCATCTACAACTCTCTTGTTCCCCCCTCTATTGATAAATTCGTTTATAAGTTTTTCGTGCTGATTAATATTCATTTCTTATTCTATTAAAAAAAATGAGAGCGGTTAGGCTCTCAATTTCAATAACTTATACTTTTTATACTTGAGCCCTTACACTTGATGCTGGTGCAGAAGTCAATGTGGTAGCCTCAGAGGAGATTTCACCTTTGTAAAATAACGCTTTTACACTTGCGGAAATCTTAACATTAGCTCCTGAATCGTCTTCCAACTTCTTACCAGTTGTTGTTTCTGCGGACTCTATGTAAGCACCGATTTTCTTCGTACCTACAATTATCACCTGACCATTTAGGTCTTCAAATGCATATACGCACGGAGTGTTTTTATAGGCATCTATAAATCCTAAAACCTTTGGTCTGAAACCTGGAATAGTGAAGTCTGTTTCTACCTTAGACTTCTTATTGGATACATTCCCCAACAGCGAAGTCTTAATCTCGTTTAAATCCCTTTGGATACTGATATGCTTCCATCCTTTACCAGCTTTGAAAGCAATAGCACTCTGTGGTAGTACAACACGACTCTCAAAATCAGTGGTAGAAGTCGGCAAATCAAATCGCTCAAAATAATCACAAGGTGCATAATATAGTCTTGTGGTAATACCGCCCGCAATTTCTTCATTCGGGCAAATTTCTATGTTCTCAAATGGAACATTATCAAAACAATTAGCCATTTTTATTTTTTTAATGTTTTACTTTTTTTATTAATACACTTCCTCCTCCGATGAGTTGTAACAACGCATCTTCAGACGCTGATATCTCCTGCTGAGATAGTATCTCTCCATCTATACGAATATATTCTGGTGCATCTTCGGAGAATTGATAGTTTTCTCCATTAAACTCAAATACTCCTTCTGTTTCAGGAATAGCCTTTGTATCTTCTGTTTCAGTAATAACTTTTGTATCTTCCATAATATCAATTATTTATAAAGTTAATCAGGTGGTTTTCCACCTAATTAACTAAATCCAATAGAAAAACCTTTGGTATAGGCTTCTCTATCATCTATTCAAAATTCTTCTTGTGGATAAATCAATTTATTGAGTTCTGTATTATTGAGACCTCTGTGTTTAGAGCCATCCGCAGTATGCATATATACAAGTGGGTTATATGCATAATCATATCCCAATGTAAATTCTCCATACACACGAAGAATTCTATCGTGAACTTGAATATCACTGATAGACGCTGGGTTATCTACTTCGTCAATTAATTTAAGTAAGTTTCCATCTACGGAAGCAACGATTGTTCCCTGAGTAAGTCCTGGAAGACCCACGATTTCTCTCTTGCCAAGTCTTGTTCTTGTGGCAGAGTCTTGGAATTTGTTTTGCCCAAATCTATCTTCGTAAGCAATTTGGTAATTCTCCAAGTCAGAAGCACTCATAAACAAAGTTTTCACCTTAGATTTCATCAAAGACGGCAATTGTTTCTCAAAGTTAGTAACTACATCTACCACATTGGAAGAAGTAATAGCATCACCTGGTATAGAGAATACTGGATTATCTGTATTCGATGCCAACTTCTTATGTACTTCGTTTAATCCATCCATTGAAGTCCCAAAAGTAGGAGTAGCACTTCCTCTCTGAGAAGCATCATATTTCCCGTGGATAGATAAGTAATTAACATCGTCAATAATCTTCTCTTGTAGCATTTGTATCGCTAATTTAGAGATAGACTTATCTTTAACGCCCTTAGATTCATCGTAGGCACTCTCGAACCAAGTTCCCAAAATCTCTGCTGGGTCAAGTTCAAAATCAATCTTTTGATGATAGTTCGTGAGTGTCTTATTTAAGAATGAAATTTGCCCATACGGAGTAAATTTCTTAGACTCAAAGATTTGCACCACATTACTCATCAAAGAAGATACATTTGGATAGTGTCCCTTAACCTTTGTGATGGTTCTGGAATACTTGTTCAACAATACATCTTGAGATAGCACTGCCAACTGCATCAACTTCGGTTGAGTAGCAATGTATCTAACTAATTCGTTTTTGATTGCGTCAGTTTTTAAAGTGTTGTTTGCCATTTTTTAAATTAAGTTTTTTAAGAATTTATTGTGTTCGTCATTTGGATCAAAATAGCCATTAATTAAACCATCGATAGGTTCTTCAGAGCCATTATTATTAACAATAGAGTGTCTCTCGTTACTTTCTCCGTATTCTTTGCACTTCGAACCGAGCAATACGATATTCTCAGCTAAAGACTCTTGTTGCTCCAAGCCTGCCGTTTCAATGGCATTTTTCACTGCCTCTGCAATCAATTCTCCTTGCTCTTGATGAGCTTTGTTGATTTCAGTAAGCTGTTCTACTTGTTCTTTTAATTCTTTTGTTTTTTCTTCCACATTTGGGATTTCATTAAGGGCATTTTCTATTTTTGCCAAATCCTCTTCTGTGAGTTTTGCAAACGGCTGTTTGTTGCCAAATAAGTTGGAATGGAGGTCTATTGCCACCAGACCAAGCACCTGTGTGATTTTGGGATATTTTACCATATATAAAGTGTTTTAAAATTTAGCTAATGCATCATCTATCGTTCCTAACTCATCAATAAGACCAATTGCCAGTGCTTCTTGTGGAGTATAAGTTTTCCCCTTAAACACCTTGCCGTCGTCTTTCAGGTCGGAGCCATAATTTTCTTTCATCCTTGTAATAAAATCATCTGCGAGAACCTTTAATCTCTCGTTATATAATTCCTCATTACCTTTCATCAACTCTCGGAATTCTTTGTTTTTCTCTGTCGATTGTGGAGCATACAAATTGTATATTTTCGCTCCCCATTTCTCAAACATCGCAGAAAAATCCTGATAAGATAACATCGTGCCGATAGAACCAATCAAATCCGCATAAGGACTCGCCATATGATAATCACACCCAGAGGCAATATCCAGTGCTGCCGAGCATTGATAACCGCTCGTGTAGGAAATAGTCGGTTTTTGCAGATTCTTAATAATATTAGTGAGTTCCGCCGTTCCAGAGACCATCCCTCCACCGCTATCAATATTAAGAACAATGCCCGAAACATCCTCGTCTGTATCCAAAGCACGAAGAATATGTCCTATATAAGTGGTTCCTACGCCAGACCAAGATGAATACTTTGTGATAGCACCTAAAATATCAACTACCACTGGTGTCTTTACACCATTTTTTAATTCGTGTTGATTGTTAATACTATTCGCAAATTGTATCTCTATCTCTCTTGCAGAAATAATTGCAGAGTTTTTATACTCAATTATCATCGTAGGAATGATAGCTTGCAAATATTCCATCTCAATAGCGAGAGGTACATTTATAAATGTGTTTAAACCTATCATAATTTCTTTTATCGCAAATAAATGAAGTTTATAGATTTTATCATATGACAAAAAAAACTGCTGAAAATTAGCAGTTTAATCAAATAATAAAATCAAATAATAGTATGAATAATCGGTCGATATATCGTTTCCCCAGATATTGCTATGGTTATATAATCTTCACCACGCCCATTTTCTTTTATATTGTCAATGATATTAATATTTAACGCTTCGTCTTCGTTACCTATCACATATTGTTCTTCTTGTGTTTCATAACATATACCGAACCCTTTTTTATTGAATAACTCATTGAGTTCTAATATTTTATCCTTATGTAAATCATATAAATCAATAGATATATTTACTTCATAATATATATTACCATTAATTGATTTTGTAACGATACTTCTATGGAAATCATCAGGGATAACATTGTTAATAACGCATATAAGAGAGGTTTCTATCTCGGATATAGCATCTTGGGAGTCTGTTGTTTTATCATAAAAATATATAGGATTCAGTACATAGTTTTTAAAGATATAAATCTTTTTAATTTCTCTGAAATTATTATTTGGGTTATTATTTATTATCATTTCATATCTTTTTTTTGAAAAAAAATTAACAAATGTTATTTCCTTTTTCGGAAAAAACCACGAATAAGAGCATCTGCATATTGAGAGTGCTCGGCATCACAAATACCATAATGCTCTAACATTTGATTGAGCGTGGTTTTGTAGTCAATATCATAATTTTGTTTATTCATCTCCATTATATCATACAGCGTACTTCGGAATAGCTCTTCTATACATTTGCGAAGTAACTTCTCTCTGTATTGAGAAAGAAATATCCCGTGTCTCTCGCAACTTGACCAGGACAATATCAAACGATAAGTAGACGAGTATTTCTCGGTATCTTTTATTGTACCGACGGATTCCGCTTGGTAGTTAGATTTTTTCGTAAGGATAGAGCTAACCATCACTCCCAACCAATCTTTCATATTAACTTCGTATTCCTCACCATAACGATGTTTTAAAAAAAGCATCATCGGTTCACTAACGGGTAAATCAATAGTCATTTTCATATTCCTAATTTTTACAAAAGAGCTAATTTTTTAGTAAAAAAGCAACACTACTTATTTTTTTTGTGAAAAATAAAGTGTAAGTTCTGTAAGTTTGTAGGATACACTGAAAATCAATTAGTTATGTAAAAACAAAAAGTGTAGGAGCGAAAAATAGCATTTTGTAAGTTTTGTAAGGCTCTGAAAACTTACAGAATTTTCTGTAAGTTTTTTAAGAACTTACACTTTTTAAAAATAAAAGTGTAAGTTTTATTTAATACTGATAATCAATAAGTTAAGCCTATATTTATTATGAACTTACACTTTTACACTTTTATTCTTAAAAAGTCTAAGGGATAAATAAAAAAAATAATAATAAAAGAGAATTCTGTGGGGAAGAAATAAAAAACCGCTGATGAGAAAAACTCACCAGCGGAAAAAAATATAAAAAATTAATGTAACAATATTTTCCCTAAATGAAATCCTGCAACACTTCCTATCATTGCTCCTGTGGAGTAAATAATTCTATCCATTTGATTTCCGAATGCAACTTTCCTCACATTATGAGACCAAATAAAAGATATACCAAATCCACATATTGTTAAGCCTAATACCGAATCTTTGGAGATAAAATAAGTGTTGAGAACGACAAGGAATACCTGTAAGAATCCCGTAAAAAATAATCTTAATTGCGTCATAATATCAGTATTTAGAATGGTAAATCATCTTCTATATCTTTAAAGTCCTCAGCACTTGTTTCCTCGATGCTTGGTTGTGATAATTTTAGACTGCCGATGTATAGATTTTTCTTCTTATCCTCAACATACTCGTCTTTATAAGGTACTGAAATAGAGCCGTGATAGCCGTATTCATTAGGTTCTTGGGAGATATAGACATTTACATTGATGAGTCTTTTACCTTTATCAGTTTTGAAGGTTTTTAATTTCCCTTCTCTTAAATCGCTAATCAATTTATCATAATTGATAGAGCCGTAATAGAGTTGTCCTTTATTCATTGTATAAAAATTAAAATATTATTGTTGTAATGGTTTAAATTCTACGCTATAATTTTCCCAATCTATATCATTGTTTTCTTCTAATTTCTTCACTAATTCTGCTATAACTACGATTTTGTAGGGTTGCTTGTTGAATAGATAGTCGTAGGCTTTGGAGGTTATATTATAGATATTATCGCTGGATATTTCCTCTCCGTTGGCTTGCTTTACACCTTCTTTACCTATGTAAGCCTTGCCGTGATGATTGCTTATTTTTTCAAGTTCTTTAACGGCTCCTTTCAGGTGCATTTTCAGAGCCTGCTTATATACATTGGTATTTTCCAACTGGTCGTTAAGTTCTATTACTAAATTTGATAGAAACCCTAATTTATTAAATATTAGTACATTATCTTTCATTATCGATTGTTTTATTTAATCTTTGTATTTCAAAGT